CTAACTCTTTTGAGCAAATAAAATCGTCCATCATCAAAACTCCAAATTTTGGGTTGAAGTTTCGAACTATAAACTAAAGTAAAAGATTTTAAAAGTGGCTATTTCTGCGAATGCTTTTGATGACTCGAACTGCTTGAGCCTTAATAGCGGGGGGGACCGTAACGCCGGGGCGGCAATAATAGCCGAAAAGTTCTCGGCTCACCCCTAGTTGTGCAGCAAACCAGCTTTTCTTAATACCGTTTTGCGTAATAAAACGCGCTAAGTAGTTAAAATTCATAGGCTTTCTTATATCACAAAAATATTTTCGGTCAAGCTCCGATTTAGTGTAGCTATTTTGCTTTAGTCAGCTTATAAATGCTTTAGTTAAATTTGCTTAGGAGGCAAAAATGAAACGAACACTTGAACACTTGAAACGAGACTGCGCCGAGAATAAAGCCGACGCTACTGCTTCGCTCCTGCGAGAAGCTAAGTCGCTTGCGACTGAACTCACTCACAAGGCCATGCAGATTACTCGACGGGCCCAAGATGGAATGACGGGCTCTATTCTTACTGAGCTTTCTTTTTTGGAAGCCACTGTCCGCCGCGCCAAGGAATGCATGGAGAACGAAGCTGAAAGAATTCGCATGGCACACGCAATCGAAAGAGCTTTGGAAACCACGGAACTACAACCGGAACCGACGGTCGGCATGACTCGAATTGTTTGCAGCAACAAATTGGCGGAAATTGGTGGAGGCTTAAATGAAAAAAACTAAGAAGGGATACAAATATACAGTTGAGAAAAAAGACGGAATCTTCCGAGTTGTGGAGATTGACGGGAGAGATTTTTCGTACCGGTTTTGCAGCAAGGAGCGTCTGCGAAAGTTTTTGGTTTCGGTAGCTGCGCAGGGGGCCGAGGTTGAGTTCGCGGAGCAGTTCAAGCGGGCGCAGGACGACGTGATTGAAGCCGATGTGGTGAAGGTGGTTGAGGTTACTCAAAAGCGTTTCGGGTTAACCGAGGGCGAGAAAAGCGGAGTCCTGCACCATCTGATACAGGGCGGAGATATGAACCGCTTCGGGCTTATCAATGCGGTGACTCGAACCGCACAGGACGTTCCAGACTACGACCGCTCGACAGAACTTGAGCGACTAGGGGGAACAATCCTTGAGCTACCGCGCCGGGATTGGGAGACAATCGCAATCAGGCCGTCAGACAAATATAATTCGTCAACCACTTTTGCCCCACAGCAAGCAGTGAACTGATGAACAAAAAGGCGAGTCCCGGCGCTGGCAGTATCACCGGGACATTAACTTTATTTTGATGGAGTAGGATTATGGGCGCTAAAAATCTACGAGAAGCATTTGACGAGTTTGCAAACTGGCGGAGGAATTTAAACGTGCATAACAGAAGTGGGAGCAAGTGTTTTTCTGAAATGCTTTTCGACTTAATCAATAAAGCTGACCCCGGCAATTTGTCTGCTCTACGCAGGGCGTTTGGAATGGAAGTTGCAGTGTTTGAGGAATGGCGAAACGCTCCAACCGAAATCGAGTTCTACAAAAAATTCAATTTTCAAGAGAGGTGATATGAAGCGAATTATTTTTGGATTGTTTTTGCTGTCAGCCCAAGCGGCTGCGGCAGATTGCTACTATGGGGATTTGATTTGCGCCGAAACGGCCGCTTGCCGAGATGCTCACGGAGACTTTGATCCGTCTTGCGTCCAGCTTGCTGGTTGTTACCTGGCGCAAGAGCAAATTCAAGCCAGCTACGCCGATGCGATTTCTCAAGTCTACGCGGCGGAGCAAGAGCATCGGAGATTGGTGTCGCTCGTGAAGCGGCTGAAAACTAGAGTGAAATATTTGAACAATAAAGGAGCTTAGAACAATGATACACGGAAAGATTTTGATTGAGAAGGTTAGCACCAACCGAGAAAAATGGTTGGAGCTAAAAAAGAACACTGTCGGCGCGAGTGAAATCAATACGATTTGCGGGCTGAATAAATTTAAAACTCGGTTGCAATTGTGGGCCGAGAAAACTGGCAGAGCAGAGCCGGAGCCGGAGAATGAATACATGCGGCTCGGAACTTACATGGAGCCGTTCATTGTACAGATGTTTGAGAGGGCGCAAAACGCGGCAGTCATCCGGCCCGATTGCATGTACCGGCACCCCGAACTTGAATGGGCTACTTGCACACCGGACGGATTGGTGATTGCAAAAGAGGGACAGCGAACCGACGAACCGTTCGCGCCTCAACTGCTAGAGTGCAAGAACGTGAACTATCGGTCGGCCCCTGCTTGGGAGGACGGAATCCCGAACTACGCTCACATGCAAACAATTTGGGGCATGGGAGTGCTTGGGCTTCAAGCTGGATTCGTTGCCGCTTTGGTTGGAGCCGATGCGAATCAGTTTCATGCGAAGCCAGTGCAATATGCTGCTGAACTTTTTGAGCAGATGGTGGAACTCGGCGCTCAGTTCATGCACATGGTTAAGACTGACACGCCGCCGGAAGCGAGCGCAGAGGACATGAGCCTGCTTAAGTCGTTGCAGAAGAAAAACGCGGGCGAAATTCTCGTGCTCGATTCAGTTGAGGATTTAAAGTTGTTCATTGATTACGACCTGCGAAAAAAGCGGTATGCGAAGTCAAAGAAAGAGATGGAGACTGACGAGAAGGACATGAAGAACGTTGAAGCCAAAATCCGGCAGCGCATGGGAAGCGCAAGTGAAGTTAAGTGCGGGCAGTTTGTATACCGCACGACGCTTGTCGATAAGAAGCCCTACATGGTCAATCCAAAACCGTACTATCTCGGCAACCTTTCTGAGCAGGAGGCTTGATGGACCCGCTGATAATTTTTTTCATAGAAAGGAAAGCAACTCCGCGCTCGCTCGACGTCGGTTGGCATGTTGGGTATGTGACCAAGCTAATTCGAGCCTCGCGCTTCGGCCCGTTCCCGACAGAGGAACAGGCGCAGAGAGTTTGCGACAGAGAAAATGAAAAGAGGGACGGGGAGCCATGCGAACAGGGTTAAAGATTGGTTACGCGATTGGGTTTATTATCGCAACCGCGTTCTGGGTTGGAATAATGTTAGCAAGTTTATTTTTGGAGGGGGTTTAGATGGAAGATTTTTTGGTGTTTAAAAATCCTGGCGTTCTTGATTTGAATATGATCCGTATCATGGGCGTGAGTGTGAAGGAAACCGACAACCCGATTGGACACTTCGGTACGGGGCTCAAATACGCAATCGCAACGATACTGAGAGCGGGCGGAGATATTTCAATCCTGACAGGAGGGGAGAAATATAATTTTGACGTGAGGCTAATCACGCTAAGAGGCAAAGAGTTTGACCAAGTGACGCTCAATGGGGAGCCCCTGGGCTTCACTACGGAGCTTGGCAAGCAGTGGAAACCGTGGATGGCGATTCGAGAAATTTATTCGAACATGCTTGACGAGGGTGGAACGGCAGCAATCCGAAGCGGAAAACCTAGGGTGTATTCGCGCAGAGATGACGAGACAGCGGTAATAATTTCAGGCAAAGTTTTTGTTGAAGTGTGGCACAACCGGGGCGAGTATTTTATCGACAAAAAAGAAGCTGTTCCAATTCACGCGACTGATTTCGCGGAGTCGTACAGCAACCCAACTGAGTCGAGGGCTATTTTTTATAAAGGGATTCGCGTCGGGGAGACAATAAACCCTCCGAAGTTTAAGCACAACATTCTGACGCCTCTTTGGCTCACAGAGGACCGAACTATTTTATATGACAGCCAATACCGTAGCGCCCTTGAGTCTCATATCCTGGCATCAACCAACCCCGAGTTTATTGCTGAGATGCTCACGCCGAAATTTGACCAGGACGAATTTAGATTGTCCTACGATGATCTGCACATGACAGACACGCCAACTACTGCCTTCAAGCAGACGATCGAATGGTTGGCGGAGCAGAAGCCTAGCAACTTAAACCTGCGAGCGGTTCGTTGGGCGGAAAACAAGTATGGAGCTATGGGTGGGCTGAAAGAGCATGAAATGACAAAGGTTCAGTTGCAGCAATTGAGCAGAGCAATCTCGTGCATGGAGTTGCTTGGATACAAAAACGAGCTGGCCCAATATCCGATTATAGTTGTTGAGCGCCTCGGGGCTAGGGTTCTGGGTCAGGCGAAAGAGGGGAAGATTTTTATTAGCAAGGACTGTTTTGACCGGGGGAGCAAGTACGTTCTCTCTACGCTGCTTGAGGAATTCGTTCATTGTCACTTCGAGCTTCGAGACGAGTCGCGCGACATGCAGACTTGGTTGTTTGACAAAGTGGTGACGCTGGCCGAGGAATATATTTTGAAAGAGGCTGTATGAATAAGAGAGGCATGAAGGTCCACGATTTGAAATGTTGGCCGGAAAGTTTTCAGCCCGCTTGGGAGGGCATGAAGCGAGCTGAGTTTAGGCGTAACGACCGAGACTATCGAGTCAACGACGTTCTGATTCTGCGCGAGTTCGACTTCGGGAGCGAAGAATATTCAGGCAGGCTAATTTTTGCCACAGCGACGCACGTACTCTACGGACCAGAGTTCGAGATACCCGACGGGCTTTGCATGATTAGCTTTCATGAAACTTACCGGCAAACAAACGGCAGTGAATTATGAGAACTTTCTTGCTCTGCCTTTGCTTGTGCGGCTGCGCCCAACCCAAAATCTACGTGGTGCGGATGCAGGTCGGCGATGTTCTGACGAATGAATTTTTTGAAATAAAAGGGGAAAATGGAAGCGAAAAATAACGATCACTTAATAGACTCAGCTAGGTATATGTTTAGCGGCACGGCGCATTCGCGAATTGCCGCGCTAGAGCGAGTTTGTGACTACTTAACAAACGAGGTCGATAGCTACAGAGATCGAACATTTTTGACGATACTTTTAGCGGCAACGGCATTCGTGATTGCGATTCTGGCATTCGTTCGCTCTGCCCACGCAGAGCGCCCCGCAATCAACATTTCGGATCGGACCTACAGCCATCCGGCATCGGTCAAAATTGTTAGCGAGGCTGACGGCTGGCAGAAATGCGGGTTGGATAAAAACTGCCTAGGCGAACTAGCGGCCAATATTGGGAAAGACACAAGGACGCTGGTATTTTTCGAGTCTCCCAGAAGTTTTTATGTAGATAGCTGCATCGGTAACGAACTTTGTTACGCGGGGGGTCCAGCCGAATACATTAATCGGGCTGTCAACGCTACCTACGGCTGGAACGAAAGCGAAGGTGACGTATCACGGGAGTCTGTAGAGGATGACTTTAATTTTTCTATAAACTACCAGTGCCAGTACCTCAGACGCAAAGCCCATCGGCGCATCGGTCGAGTTGCAAATCCAAGCGAGTGCTACAAGCGACTGGCTAGTCAGAGTCGGCGGGAGTGTATTCGGGATTTGTTTTCGCCTCGGTATTCGTGCGGGTATCACAAGGGCGAGACTAAAAATCAGTGGTCAGCGTTTGTTGTAGAACGGGATTAACAACGCCGAAAGGCATTTAGGAGTAGATGAAGATGGAAGAAACTGGAACGAATGTAGTTGGAAAAACTTACGCATACCACAAGCCAACCGATGCTGGTCTTGAGAAAATCAAGACACTTCGCAGGGCTTTTACGGAACTGGATACGCTAATCCAGACGACCGCACCTGGTTCGCGTGAGAAGGCCGTAGCATTGACCAACCTGGAAACCACAGCCATGTGGGCTATCAAAGCAATTGTCTGCAACGACCCAGGCAGTACGGTTGAGGCGAATTAATTTCTAGCCCCTCGCTGTAGTCGGTCGTTGATAGCTGGCAGTAATGTAAACGAGCAGTCTGGCCAACTGGCGAGGGGCTTTTTAGGGGGATGTATGGTTGAAGATGGTCGAGAGTCAGAACCAGATTACGATTATGCACGATGCGATAACTGCAAAGAGGAATTTTGCATGCATGAAGGCGACTACAAATGCTGTAAGTGCAGAGGGACTTTTTGTAATTCATGCACCTATGAATCTAAGGACAGATATCTTTGTGGGAAGTGTTTCGATAAAGATTAGGGCTTACTTTTTAGGGGGAACGATTATGTACACACCAGTTTTACAGGATGAGATTCTCTGTTCGTGTTGTGCTAGTAAGCGCACCAAGAAAACTATTCTAGTTTGCGAGCACTGCGAAAAGAAGCGCGAGCATAAGTTAGTAGTCGAACGCCGCCTCCGAGTAATCGAGACGGCGCGGCTGTTGTTCGTTGCGCCTGAGCATCCAGATAGTACGTCAACTTGGGACAATCTAGCAGAAAACAAGAAGGCGTTTAACTTCATGCTGAAACTTGCCGAGCAGTTCGAATCCGCAGCCGAAAAGTATTTGGAAACTGGGGAGGTGTAGGATGATGTGCTTCGAATATGATGGTTACAACGATTTCCAGCAAGTGCGGTGGCCAAAAGCCCGCAGAGAACATCAATGCGAAGAATGTTGTATGAAGATTTTGAAGGGCGAAAAGTATTGCCGATTCTCAGGGAAATACGACGGCGACTTTTTTGATTTTAAAATCTGTGCAAGATGTGAAGCGCTCAGGGAATTCATATCCAAGCAGGAGGAAGCGGCGGGCTGTCATCCTCACGAGTCAACTTGTCCCGTCGGGCAGTTAATGTACGAAGCTCGCGAGCGGGGTTTGTTCCCTAGGGTTGGTTAGAAACCGAGAATCGGAATTCTCGCAGAGTAAAGGTAAAGGGTTGAGATTATGAGAAAACTACTACATGCAATTAACTTGGCGACCGAAGCGCACCAAGGGCAAAAACGGAAGTATACCAACGATCCTTATATCGTTCACCCTATGGGCGTTGCACAACTTTACTTTGCAATTACCGAGCAAGAGAACGAGATCTCCCTGTGTGCTTGCTGGTTGCACGACGTGCTTGAGGATACGGAGCTTTCTCCGTTTCTTGTTAAGGCTCTATGCGGGGAAGAGGTGTTAAAGCTCGTTGAAGAACTTACGCAAGTATCTAAGCCGGAGGATGGCAACAGGGCCACACGCAAAGCAATGGACAGAGGGAAACTTTGGGGTGTGAGTCGGGAGGCTCAAATAATAAAGTGCTGCGATATTATCGAGAATTGTAGCTCTATCGCTTTGCACGATAAGGACTTTGCCGTGATTTATTTTACAGAATGCTTAGAGATTTTATCCGGCTTCCCGCAGGACTTACCAGGGAGAGCTGATGCTGAAAAAACTATTCAAGCTTGGCAACCCAAGGAGCCCTAGTAAACGAGAAATTAGGTTCTCGTGTTCTAGAGATAAGGATATGAATTCATGGCAACCAAAAAGAACGTCGATCTGCTCAGACATATGCTCGGGGTTGACCCTCGCACCAATCAGAAACATTGGGGCTACAGAAACTATTTTGCAGCCGGAGAGGATTCGGTGCCCGAGTGCAACGCGCTCGTTTCCGAGGGGCTTGCAGTCTGCGACTTCGAACGCTACGGGCTCGTATACTTTTCGGCTACAAAAGCAGGAATGGAGGTAGCGGGATTGTCGCCAAGGAAAATCAACGTACTAATGGCAGAGCAAGAACAGAAAACTGGCAAAGCCAGGGAATAATATGCAAACGCAAAGTAGGATTTTTAAAGGAGAGTTATGAGTGCAAACGATAAGTTTCATAGAATATTCGGTGGCCGGGCGCTCGGACGCACTACTGCGATGATGGAGGGCGTTAAGAATCAGCCCAATGCGGTTGTGTGGTGCGCCACCGAGCAACACGCATCAGAGCTACGCCGTAAATATCCCGGCGTGACGATTAAGTCTGGCAAGGATTTTAACAGCCTTTTGGGTACTCATAAGTTTGTAGTCCCTGACCATTTTTATCTTGAGATGCTGTGGGCAGAAAGGGAACGGGAAGTTGCTGAGCTTATTGAGAAACTAAAGCAAACCACGGAGGCGAAGTCGTGAGCTACAAGCTAATCTCTGAGCAGACTTTAACGGCCAGGAAAAACCATAAGTGTATTTGGTGCGGCGAGAGTATAGAGCCGAAAAGTAATTACGTTCGTGAGCGCTCTAAATATCTCAGAGAGATGCAGAACCACGCATGGCATCAAGAGTGTCGGGAAGCGAGCATAGATCACTTTACAAAGAATGGTGACGATGAGGATTTTGAAGCTTATTCGTTTATTAGAGGGGAGTCATGAAAAAACCAATGAAAAAGACTAAGAAAAAACCAGAGCAGGAATACGCTTTCGGCTTGTTCGACATGAAGAAAACCAAGAAAGCCAAGCCGGGGGTATTTCAGTTCGACCCTGAGATTGAGCTGAGTCCATACGAAAGCTCGGTGATCTACCTAGCTCGGGCGCTGTACGTGAATGATCATTGTATCGTCCCGATGGATGGATGCATTCGGGCAGCGGAAGATGCCGCGAAGGCAACGCAAGTTTGGTTAAGGGGGAGAAGGGTGAAATGACAACCAAAAGTAAGTGCTGTGGGGCTGAGATAAGCGCAATGGGTAGCATGGCCCCGTTTGGATCTTCCACGATACATTATTTTTGCGGGGCATGCGGCAAGTGTTGCGAGCTGGTAGCGGCACCCGACCCCAAGCCGAAAATGACCGAGAAATTGACGGATGAGCAGTGGGCAACACAATTCGCAGACAACGAGGCACGAAAAATTCTCGGCCCAAAGAAGGAGGACCCGGATGACGTGTTTTCCGGTCTTCGAGATACGATCCAATTTCAATCAATAGCCCATTTAATTGATTCAGGTGCGAAAGCTGGCCTCGCCGAAGGCCGCAAGCGCAACGCGGAGGAATGCAAGGAGCGCGAGAAAGCGATAGCGGAAGAAGCTTGGATGGCGGCAGATTCCACGTGGACAGATGAGGATTTAGATCACCCAGACGCCGATGAGCTTAATTTTGAGGCTTGGTGGAAGCAACGGGAGGGCGGGAAGTAATGGAAGAGTGGAGGTTCCGCGCAATTTGCCGGGCGTTCCGGCTCCAAGATAACAGCAGTACTGTGCTTGATGATTCTTTTTGGTCTGGAAGATTCGGAGAGCTTTATTTCACGTACAATAAAGAATTTCTAATGCAGTATCCGCAGGAAGCGCTCAAGAATATTTGTGAAGAGCTTCAGCGCAAGCTCGATGAAATTCTCTCGGCCAAGACAGAGCAAGATTTATTCGGTGAGGTGTATGATGACCAAACTAAAAATTGAAACAGACGAGATGGGCCGCAAGGTTCTGAGGTTCGACGGGGTGCTGGATAGTATCGGCGGGGAAGTCACTGAGAGTGTCACGCTGATTCGCCTTCCGGTGACGCGGGAGATGATTCGAGCAGCCTATGTTGACATTAAAGCCAAACGCCCACCTTGGGCCGTTCCCACAGAACTGAAATGTTTTTTGTGTGGTGCTTGGGTAGAGGCAAAGGACGCGGCGAAACATTATGAGGATAATCATGCGGAGAAATCTTTAACAACAAAGGAAAATGACAATGGCAAATAGTAATGCGGATCTAGGTAGGCAGTTAGCAGCGCAAGGGGCAAAGAGTGGGCCGCTTGCACTTCAAGGGAGCTTGGACAAGTGGCGGGAGATTCACGGGGAAAAACTCGTGGCGCTCGCGGGAGACAGAGAGAAGGCGGATAGAGTTTTTGTGGTGTGCATGAATACTATTTCGCGCAACCCTGCTCTGCTCGAATGTACATTTGAGTCGATAGCGAGTTGCATCCTCCAATCGTTTCAACTTAATTTATTTCCTGGCCCGTTTCAAGAGTGCGCCTACGTTCCGTTGAACAATTCGAGAACCGGAAAGAAGGAATGTAACTTCTGGCCGCAATACCAGGGCATCGTTAAGCTGATGCGAAACGCCGGAAACAAAGCAATCGTGGCGCGAGTCGTTTTCGAGAATGACTTCTTTCAATACCGCGAAGGAACCGACGGCCCGATCTATGCTCCTGCTGTTGTGCTTGGTAAGAAAAGAGGCAAGCCGCTGTTTACCTATGCCGCAATTCTTACGAGCGAAGATATGTGGCAAGTTGAAGTGATGGACAACGATCAAATCGCTGTCATCAAAAGCCGAAGCCGGGGCGCAACGAAGGCGGATAGTCCTTGGAACAGTAAGTACGAGGACGACCAATATGCCATGTGGGCCAAGACGGCGCTCAAGCGAGCGAGCAAGTGGTGTACCAAATCCGCAGAACTGATTGCCGCAATTGAGGCAGACAATGAAGTGGATGGCGACCCGGCGCTGATGAGGGCAAAAATAATTGACTTGCACAAGGGGCAATCAGCAATCGAGGGCGGGGAAAACTCTCCGGCCCTGGGCGCTCCGAGTCAAGGTGAAACGGTTGATTTGCAAACAGGCGAGGTGGTTGAAACAAATATTGGGGGAAAGGCATCATAGTTCATGCAACCCCTAACCTGCTCTTTCGGTGTGTTCCTACCTCCTAAGCTGTAACGCACCGAGACACTCTGGCCCCGTAGTGAAAAGACGGGGCACTTTTTTGGGCTTGCGTCGATGACTTCGAACTTCGAAAAACAAAAAGCAATCGGGATTGCCGGGGAAGATAAGCTCGACGAGTTTTATTCTCGTTCGTTCTTAATTAACAAAATAAGCGCCCTTGAATTCCAGCGGCTTGGAATCGATAGGATCTTCCGACTTAACGAACCGGGGAGCTTCTATTTCTCTGTGGAGTACAAGACAGACCACGCGGCAGCAAACACCGGGAACGCCTTCGTTGAGCTAAACATCATTCGAGAGACAGACAAAGAGCCAGGGTGGGCCAGAAAGCTCATGGCGCATTTTCTTTTCTACTACGTGCCAGGGCTTCGAGTCTGCTATTGTATCTCTGTGGTGGACTTCAAGTTCATGTTGCCGAATTGGCGCGAGCAGTACGGAACCAAGCTGTCCGTAGTGACGCAGAGGGAAACTGGCGGGCATTACCAAGCGAAGGGTTTGATTGTCCCGCTGAAAGAATTTAGTTCAATTTGTTGGAGACGAGATACGATATGAAAAAAGCACTTGAGCGAATGACCGGGCGGGTACTTGTGATGGTTGCAGAATGTTTGTTGCGGCAAGCTGACAAACTCTTTTCACGCGAGGGAAAGAAGTACATCGGAATCTATTGTCCGAGTCGAGATAAGATGGCGGAGCTTTTTAACACGCCTGAATCTCTTAGGTCGTTGCTCGATAGTCTCGGGCTGAAACACATTCCAATTTTTGAAGATGGGAATCTCGGCAACTTGAGGCCGCACCAAAATCAGTCGATTCACTAGCGCGTTGAATCCTGCTCCCAGTAGTTAGTTCCAAACCAGTGAGCAAGATAGTAGAAAGGTTGCGCGAGCCACCACCATGAAGGCGACTTGCGAATCAGGTCGCGGAGTTTTCTGTCTGCTTCGTCCCGCGAGTGATAGACCTGGAACGTTCGCGAGTTGTACATATAATCATGAATCTTGCACATCGAGGTAAGAGGGTGCGAAACCGGCAAAGACAAATAGCCAACTCCGCATCTTGTGATGGGGTCGGCCGATGCGTCACTCTCGATTGCAAACTCGGTTCCTCGTTCGTCGAAGAACCTATCAGGAAACTTTTCAGTGAGCGTGATTACTTCACCGTGAAAGACGATGAACTTTTCTCTCACTAGAGAACGCCAACGATTTTTTTCTGGGCTTTAATTCTGCGCCAGATTGCTAGTAAGCCCGTTACCCCGCCGACGATTGCTGCCACTTCTGGCTTAATCATTTGGAGGTACAGCCCGATGCTACCGGCAAGACCGAGCAAGTTTGCTTGGATAGTGCCAGAACTCAAAAAGCCTTTTGACATTGTGAACGACATAAGTTTTTCCCGGTTAAAAGGTTCGGGGGTAGAATAAACCAATCTTGGGCGTCTAGCGATAGGTTCCTTGTCGCCGGATGGCGTTGAAGCGAAGGCAGTTGCCGTTGTTGAGCTTTAAGAATCCCCACTCGCTCTTGAGCGCCTTCATTAATTGAACCGGGTTTTGCCCCGAACAGTTCCCCATATACCACCGGTGGGTGCCTGGAAGCTCGCCATAGGTGCCGTAGTATTTAAAGCACCCCGCTACTTGCCCGGCTGAACTGAGAACGTCCCTGCGCTCGCCTGATGAGCCAGGCTGCTTGATTATGAGCAGGGGTTTGTTACCCCTTGAGTCGGTCGGCTGGCCGTTGCAGTAAGCCTCAGCGTTCGTTTTAACTATCTCCGCGCCTGGGGCTATGACGCGAACTGATTTGCATTGTGGTGGATTTGGCGGGAACGGGGCTTCTGGCTGCAGAACGTAGTACGCTTGCTCGAATTGCGCCGGGGTCGGCAAGTTGGTCCGAAGGTTAACCGGGGTAAAATGTTCCTCGCCAGTGCAGCGCAAGTTCAATTCGTTCCACCATCCGAAGGTCGAGAAGCTGCCGGAGGCCCGATGCTGGAACCCGTTGCCGTCGGAAGCAAGGTTATCGCCGTCGAACATGCTGGCGCCGTCGCCCGAAACCGAGAAAGCTCTGACCTTTGTCCCGTGAAGCTCAAGGGGAAATTCTGGCGGTCGTGCTCCTGACACCGGGCTGTTGATTAGCTTGCAAGTCGGGCAAGCCTTTGCGACAACGGCAAAACCTTTCCGAATTGTTTCCACACTCTTGATGTCATGCTCTAGCCACGGGGAAACCCAGAACTGAACGGTGCTGTTCGCGGTTGCTACTTTGTTAATCTGCCTCGCCCCTTGCCGCATAACTTGCCAGTCATCTAACGGCGGGGTTCCTTTGGGGCATACTCCATTTCGAAAACAGGTGGCATCTCGAATATCAATCTGCACCACCCTCATGCCGCCTTTGTTGATTCGCTTCTGTACACAGGGCAAGGGGTCGCCGAACGTGTTGAGTAGTGTGCTCATGGCGGGGAGGGGTGGAGCATTGAGAAATGTTTTGCAGTACTTCGCAAGCGCGAGAACGTCGTAGCCTTGAATTGTAGAGCTTGGAAAACTTCCGGCTCGTTCGTTAGCTGGTTGGGTGAGTGTGAACACCCCGCAACCCGAAAGCAGCAAGAGCAACAACGCGCTAAATATTAACCTTGTAATCCGCATGAATTTCTCCTGTTCTAAGCATGTAACAAATTCTGTCGTCGCGCCCTTCGCCTTCCCGGTGGAGTGGGTCAACATCAGAAGCCCACTTGGTTAGCTTTAATAGTTCCGCTGCCTCGTCCCATTGACCGCGCCTGATTGCTGGAACGGTTTGGTGAAATGCCGAAAGTCGCGTCCTGCCAAGAGTGAATACCAGTGTCAGAATTGCAAGCTGTCGCCCGACCAACTGAGCTTCAAGCCACTCGCGGCCAAAAATCATACAGGCTTCTTTGTAGTGCTTTTCGATATCCTCTTGAAGCATCTGCATCACGATGGGGAAGGAAAGTTTCAAGTCAGTTAGGTTATCACCAATCAGCCTGCCAACCCCGATAGTCCAAAGCCGTTTCGAATCTCGATACGGGACAAACTTTATATCCTCGTCAGCAATCAGCATTGACTTGGCTGCATCGAAAACCGCTTGTGGCAAGGTGATTGTCATGCAAGTCATCTCACGGAGTTTTTTTTTCTGGCTGTTGAGTGATGCTGATGCCGTTCGTGCCGATATGCACATCCTTAGTTGACTCGCGAAGGAATACCAGCATTAAGACCACCCCTAAGAAAACAACCACCAGCGCACAAGTAAGAAGCGCCCGCTCGATTAGTCGGCTCCCACTCTTTCCGGCTGCGCCCGCTTGTGCAATTAAAGTTGAGAGTTGATTGCTGTTCCCTCGCTCGATTGAAGCGATTGAATTAGCTATCAAAGGCAGTTGTGCAAGGTGCGTCATATTAGGCGCAATCGACGCAAGGCTCATGTGGACTGCATCAATTTTACTCATGGCAATCTTGGCCTCGCTGCGGTGAACTTTCCAGTCATCCGTGAACTCAGAGAAATCTTCGTGATGTGCTGCAATCATTTTTTTTAATTCCTCATCAGCCATTATTGCCCCGCGCCGTTCGTTGCCGGTTGATTGTCTGCTGTCGCTAGTTGAGCGAAAAGAAAAATGACGCCGACTAGCCCGATTAGTAAATTTTTCGTTTTCATATTCAGTTCCTTTAAAATTAAAGCAGTTCGCACGTATAGCAGTTCGGCCGAACCTTCAAGTTCGCATCCGAAGTTCCCCATTGGATTGTCATTAGTAAATTCTTGGCGACAGTTGAATCGACAGCAGCGTTTCCACGAAGCGCCCGCATCACTCTCGTCCCGATAATTGTGTCGTCAAATAGCAGTGTGGCGCTGCAAAGTTGTTTGTTGGTGGCTCCGTCATTCTGGATAACAAGCTCAGCCCAAAATGGTTGCCGAGAGGCGGAAACTGGTATCTGTGTAAAGGCTTGCGAGTCGATTGCGCCAGAGCCACCGAACTCCATTCCGATTGTTAAGCTCCGCACCACACCGGAGTTGTTTAGCAGGTCGCCCATGATTTTCAATCTGGCTGCGCGATAGGTGCCGAGAGCACCGCCGGGAATTGAGCAACTGACTGCCGTTGTTTTTGCGGTCGAGCTTGCGCCGTAATCGGTAGTTAAACCACCAACTCTGTCAAGGACTGCCGGGTTTGCTGGATTCAGTAGAATCGCATCAGTGCCATCAAACTCAAATTCAGGGCGGTTTGAATTGATTATATCATCAGCAACGAGAGCGGTCTTTGTCGTGCCGCATCTTTTTTTAATTGAGATAGAACCGAGAGAAGTGGTTCCGCTCGTCACAGTCATTGTTGCTGCGGTTGTGTTGGATTGATGAGCAACTGAGCGCCACCGCATGCCAGTGGTGAGCGTTAGCCCCGGTGCGAGAGTAACGTTGAAAATATTAGCAGCACCGGAAGTTGCCGTGTCGAATTCCAACGGATACCAAGTCGTGTCGGTTAATCGGTAACGCTCCATCAACCCCGTTGTTGGATTTCTCCGCCAAGTTGCGTCGGGAATATTTGAAGCCGAGGCAAAATCATCCTTAATAGCGGCGCTGATGTTGTCGCGAAGTGCAGCGAATTGCAGGGTGTTGAGCGTGGCGTTGGTTGGTGAGTTAAAGTCTGCTGTCATATCGGCCCTAGTGTAGCTGTAAAATTACCCCGTGACGATACCCCTTGCTTGCCAGTAGGCGGTTGAGCTAAGCCGGACGTTCGGGCTTCCGTTGTCCCAGGCTAGAGCTTTAAACCCTACAGGATTGGCTCCGCCCGTGAAAACTACCGCGCTTTTCACAACCGCAGTATTGTCGAGAGTCAAAGTTATTGAACTGACAGAATAAAATGCCAGGTTGAAATTGATTTGAGTTCCACCACTATCACCGGCCACGAGTGAAGCGGTTCCGCTATCGGTTCTAACCTTCACATCAATCTTTCTCCGAATGCTGGACAGCTTAAAGGCCGAGGCCGTGGTCAGATCCGAGATTGTGAATGTGGTCCGAAGATATTGAAGCGATGAAATGAACGCCTGAGACTGGTTTGGATATGCTGTGTAAGTGACCCCGTCAACGCTAGTCTCTAGCTGGCAAGTCACGGTCGCGGTGCCTTGCAAGATTTCCTCGACCCAAGAAACGTTCACAATCACGTTAGAGAAAACTGCCCCGAAGTTTTCTGTCAGCACAACGGAGCTTCCTGCTGTCGGCCCTGGCATGAATGGATAAGGATACCCGGCGTCGATTTGACTTTGCAAAGTTGTGAAAGCCGAAGCGTCTGCGTGTTGTTGAAAAGTTTCGGTGACGGTTGCCGGGCCGATGATGGTTCCGTAAGTGATGCCGGTATCAATCCGCCCGCATGGTTCGAGATAAAGCGCGTGAAGAACTTGTGCGATTGCATCGGTCCTGTAATCGAGAGCGCCTGAGTTGTGGCTAACGATTGCGGCGATATCCCCTTGAACATATCCGCTCGGCCCAACGTGAAAACCTAGATTGATTACAGCAGCGAGGCTCGTCGTGCTGCCGCTTGCTGTCGAAACTTCGGTTCCGAAACCCGAGCCTGTGTCAAGAGCCGCATACAAAGTCCCGGCGTCTTGCCGGACGCGAAGAATGAAAGCCTGCCCGGCTGTTGGAGGTGAGAGTGTTGGCGTGTCTGCCGAGCCGTCATCGTTTCGAATTGAAAGATGAGTACCGTTAAACAAAACCCGAAGGTTCCCTCCGTTATCTTCTAAGATAGTTTGCGAAGTTGCAACGTTGTCAAGTCGGCCCGCTATGTAAAAGAGTTTCGCGGAAGTTGAAACCATTGACGACATATTCGACGCAGACGCCATGCTTTGTGCGCCAAGGAATCGAAGTGCTTGCCGTCCATTGATGCCTCGGAATCGTGGAAGCGTTGTTGTAGGGAGATAAACATTCAGTGCGGCCGAGTTCGCTACTTGAACACCGAAACAATAAACACCGCTTGCGCCGTCGCCAGTGTAGTTCTGGCTTGAACTGCCAGCCGTAACCATGTGAATAGTTGGATAACAAGCACCAGTGGTAGTCGGCGTGACCGTGACCGAGCAGCGATACCAGCCAGAGCCAATTGATTCAATTCCTGATGTGGCCCCAGAGTCTGTTGAAGTAATGGTCCCACTATTCAAATTGAAGTAAGCTGATTTATCTATGCTGCCTGAGTCCTGAATTCTAAGGCAGATATCTCGCTCCTTTCTTTTTGCGTAAACAGACAACCGCAAAGGAACGCCCGCTATACAAGCGAATGTCGATGTGTTCCAGACTCCCAAATAGTGAGAGGTGGTGACGCCAGTATTCTCAACTAAAGTGTCAGCAGTGGTAGCTCCATCAACTGGATTGGCAACCGAGTTTGCTGTCACAGTCAATCTCGTTTTTGTGTGAACCGCGTTATCTAGTTCCTCCGAGTATTGAATTTGGTTCTCTCGGTTCTCTCTCTCCGTAACGTAAGGACGAGCCGAAGCCGTTGCTTGAGTGAATGCTGAAATTACCGAGCGTTGATCCGCCCATGAGCTAACGCGGCCCGATGTTAGCGTGATTCCAGATTCTGCGTCGAACCAAGAAGTCGTATCAATCACATCTGAAACGGGGAGTGCGTTAAATAAAGTTCCGCCGCTCGTTCCTACAATGCAATTCGTGGCGACTCCGAGTTCTGCCTCAAAGACCGCATCCTCTTGGCTTGCGTAGTCGGGGGGGTCGAACACTTTGACGGAAAGGGAATTGGTCGCGCCGAAGTTCCCACCACCATCCACGGCGCGAATCCAATAAGTGAAAGTCCCTGCGACGGGTTCTAGGTAGTTGAAAACAGTTTGGTCATTCACCCCGATACGAATCGCCGATGCGAACGTCGCGCCTTTGTAAATCTCATATCGAGCAATCGGCTGGACGATAGTTGCTGGCGCGTCCCAGTCTAGCATTAGGTGGTTGTCCGTGACTTGAGAAGTTAGCCGCTGAACCGCCGACGGAGCAGTAATTACCACAGAGACTGTTGCCGCGGCTGCAGAATAGTTCAGAGAAGTGTCGCGCGCCTTTATCCAATATGAATATGTTCCGGTCGCAAGAAATGGGGAGAGGTAGTAAGTCGCTTTCGTTTTGTGGAGTAACGTTCCAGCAGCCCACGAAGCGCCGACTCGAATCTCGTATTCCTTTAAATCCAGATCCGAAATATTCGCCCAAGCAAAGCGAAGTCCAGATTCTTCGATAGTGTAAGTAAGCGCGGCCACGTTTGAAGGTGCTGCTGTTTTGCCGACTACCGTGTGGCCCGTTACAGTGTTGTAGCTTGAAATAGTTCCAACCATAGATTTCGCGCGAATGCGAACGTCGTAAGATTGTCCGTCCTGAACTTCGAGGATATAGAATTGAGTCTCTCCGCCGCCAATCACAACGGTCGGATTCCATGTCCCGCTTGAACTTAGCTTGTGCTGAATTTCTATCTGCCCGCCGCTAGTAACGAAAGCATCTGTCGGCGAAGTCCACGACGCTTTAATTCGTGAAAAGATTACGCCGTCAAGTCGCTGATATAGATTTGCCGTACCGCTGGCAAGCGTCAGTCCTGTTGGTGCCGCTACTACCAAAGCATTCGGGAGCGTTGAGTTCGGCGCGATATCATGCGTGTTTTCTTCCGCGCTCCAAGTAAAGACGCCCGATGCCGTTTCTCTGAGAGTGGCAACACAGATGAAAACTTGGTCGTTCGCATCATTCTCGTCAATCACGAGCGAGATATCTTGAACTTCAAAAGTCTTAGAGGACCACCCGAAGCGGTCGAAAGTGAAATAAATATTGTCGCCCGCCTCTGCCCCGTAGAGCCTGAGCTTGAACTTGCCCTGAACTATGATTGCTTGCCGAATCTTTTCTAGTTCGATTTTTGCTAGTCGCTGCGCCGTTGCCGATGTCGTGGTGTAGGGCAGTGAAATATCCTCGGCAATCACTTCCCCGTTATCAAGCGCAATATAAGTCGAATTATCAACCAGCGGGAAATCCGTGTTCTCATAATTGTTTTCCGCAGAAATAAAAGTGCCGCGAATTGTGTTGAAACTATCGCGCCGAGAGGTGAGCGTTGAAACTCTTAATTCAGAAATGCAATCATCCTCGTCGATTGTGAGAACCGGAGTGCGCCACTTGCCTGGCCAGAATCGCCAAGTGCCGGAACTGAAAGTGACCGCCCCTCCCATAGCGCTGCACATTCTGCGGAGCGTATCCCCGTGAGACATGCCGGTATCGCTAAAGCCATTTAGTGAATATCGCTTTTCTGTGCCTCCACCTGAAAGTGAAACTGAGTCGTCGCACACCTCAGCGGCGTACCAAAGACTCGCGATATCACTAGAGCTTGAACCCATGTAGAGTTCCGAGCTTGGGATTTTCATCCCGTACACAGTGTCCATCATGTAGTCGGCAATGCAGAGTGCAGCGTTGCTTGAGTAAGGTTGCCCGCGATACGTCGCCGTTCTTGGGTCATAAACTTTTTTCCCTTTAATCTGAAAAGTAATTTCAGGAATCGAGTTAGGGAATCGAGCCGCGTCCCAAGTTAGTTCAAGATAAACGCCCGCCCAATTTCGTTGTCTGTGGGCCGAGGTCCATTCGCCGCCCGAAGCAGTAACAAGATCCGCAATCGCGGTCTGTGTTGTGGTCCCGAGGTTGACGCGAGCTGATACCGCGCCCGCATAGAATCCAGTGGCAGCACCGTCAACCGTAGCGCCCGAGAAGGTGACTGCGGTGCCGTTAAAATACATCGTGGTGATTTCTTCAACTTCATGCCCGGCAACGGTGATGAGCAATTGCAGCTTGGAATTGTTGTCAGTCGATTTGATATAGGTGATAACGCCGCCGACGCGCATCGAGCCGTAAATGATTTGCCAGTTGGCGCTTGCTTCCCGAACTGACAAGTCCTTTTCAAATCCGTGGTGCTTCTTTCCCCTCTTGCGTAGTTCGGCGCGAGCAAACTTGACTGCCTTTCTAGTTGGCCGCAAATTGTTTCCGCGTAGAAAATCAACGACTCGCTCTTTGAGTTTTCCTAGTCGTATGACGCCACGGATATTCGGATACATTATTGGTTGGTCCTTTTCTGCTTCTTGGCTTTCTTCAATCCCGTTTTGGTTGTTCCCCAGAATCCGTCCCAGTCTTGAAGCCCTGCAATAAACTCGGCACCCAAATCGGCAGGATAAAAACTTTTTAGGCAATCATGCGTGTACCGAAGCTCCGATGATTTTTCAATATCAATCATTCTGCTTTCCGAGCCGAGAGTGATTAAACTCCCCTCCGCCGTTTCAGTAATTTCTGGCACGTCCATCATGCCCTGAAAAATGCAGTAAGGCGTGTTCGCTATGATGGCCCCCGCAGAATCAAGAAACGCAAGATACAATTTCACGCTCTTACCGGCGCGAGCTTCCGTGAGCAGCATAGAAAGTGAAGCGGCTGGAATGCCTGAAATGATTACGTCAACACCGTTAGCGCGAAGCTCGACTGATTCCTCAACGTCACTCATGCCGTGGAGGTATCCGTTGCCAACATAGGTATTTCCAAGCATCGTGATGTCACCAACTCCGGTCCACCAGCGAACTGTGGCAGAGGCGAAAACTCCTTCGTAGAAAAGACGAGGCCGGTTGCTCGAAGCATTCATGGCCGTGACAAAATTAGCGTGAAGATTGCGTGGCATCTTTTACCCCACCACTTGAACGCATGTAATCACCTGGTCGTAAACCCGAGTCTCGTCGCTTGCGTAGATCTGAGATTGGTTCTGGGAGAGAGCAAAAACACCAACACAGTTCGTGACAGTGATTGGCGCATTATCAGCCGGGGAAGTTAGCAGCCCAGGAAAAATGTCGAGAGTCGCGTTGCCGCTGCCGTCGCTGTCCACGTCATTCAAAACTTTATAAAGCTGTGACGCGCTACCGGTTCCAATTTGGATACAGTCGTCAGCCTTGAGAATATTTGTTTGCCCCGCTGTCCAACCATCAGTAACTAAAGATTGAGAGCCGACGACTTGAGAGGCTCCTTTCACAAGCGGCGTTCCTGTTGCTACTCCTTGCGGTGTAAGCGCTAACGGATCATAAAGTAGAAACGTTCCAAGCTGCCCGCTGAGTTTTAAAATAAAAGCATTCCACCCCGCCGCGTCCTCTCTCGTTTGTGGAGCAAGAACTATTTCAGCGCCTAACATTTTGCCAGCATGTTCTTGAGTTTGACGCGAGAAAGTAAACTGTGAAGCCACAACACCAATGGCGCTAGTGGCAAAGAACTGAATCCGCCTAATCTTATTATTCGGAAGCGAGAGAGGATAGGTGATTGACATAGCTAGTACCCTTGCCGTCTGTTGTTTTCATAGATACCACGAGTTGCTCGAAGCACAGCCCGGTCTTCATGCTCTTGCATGGCGCGTCGAACTTCTGCCTCAACACCAGGAGCAGCGCCACGGAAATCCTGATTGATGATAGTCGTTCCGCCACTACTGCCAGTTCCCTTTGCGACCACTCCGAGCCGACCGTTGATTCGTTTCAGTGGCATGATTGCTTCCGGCCCGGCTTCCCCTAGCATACCAGTGCGCCCGCCCGCCATTGGGAAAGTGTGTGGAGTTGAGAAGATTGCACCGCGAGCAAATTTAACTGTCTCGCCGCCGCCGTCAAAAATGTTTCCGTATTTGTTTTGAATGAACGAGCCGCCCTCGCCAACGATTGAAGTTTTGATTTCAATCTCAACTGTCGCCTTCGAACCGTCGAGCGCGTCTAGTTCTCCGCCAATCTTAGCAACTTCACTTCCGGCGCCCGTCATTTGATCTGCCAGGTCCGACCATGACAATCCATTGTCCTGCAACCATGCATCCATGTGAGCAGCAATTGCCATGAGCGTGTCGTCGCTTGCATTTTCAATTTGATCAAAACTATGTATCCCAGCTTTTTGCAGTCCTTGAAACATTCCTTCAATGAACGTGCTTGAGAATTGGCCACTTGCTTCCAAGCTCGCTCGCCATTGGTCGAAGCTCGTTATCCCTGCTTCCCCTGCTTCAATTGCCGAGTCCTTAATCGCCTTTAAAGTTTTTGAACCACGGTCGCCACTCTCTGCAAGGTTCTGCATAGCGCCAACGAAATCACCAACTGCTGTCAGTCCTGGTTTGAATGCTTCGGCTGAATCTCGAATCTCAGAAAAGGCTTCAAGCCAAGTTTTCTCGCCGTCGTTCGCGGCCTTCATGATGCTGCCCTTGAGTTCTTCAAAGGTGAGTCCGGTCTTGTCAACCAACTCTTTCAGCATGTCCATTGAGCCGCCAAAGGCATCGGACAACATGGCGGCGAACTCTCCTGTCGGTACGTCGAGTCCCATTTTGTCTGCAAGGCCAGTAGCGACACCAGAGAACGTGCTCGCCCCGCCTGGGCCGCTTGAGTTTGCTTGCGTTTGAAATGCGGTCGCCCAATCAGGAGTATTGAAATCGTTGAACAGGTGCGCGTCTAATCCTCTGCCAGCAACTTCGTTAATGACTTCCTCTAACGCATCAGCAGCCGCCATCCTCGCAAGTGTTTCAGGGTTTGTTGGTCCTCCGAAAAGCGCACCGCCTAAGAAGTCGCCGACAACGTGACCAATCGCTGAGCCAATTCCCGCACCAATCGGTCCACCAATTGAAGCACCAATAGCAGTTCCGCCGAGAGTTAAAATTGAGTCAGTGGTGTCCTCTGCTGAGTTGCCAAGATTCGTTATCGCGTCAACCCCGTTAGATACAGCAACGGCCATCCCGATAGAGCCAGCAGCTTGAGCGCCAACGGTTCCTTGTCCAAATATTGATGGGCTGAATGAGCCGTCTTGCATTAACGGTCCTTCAACCCCAGGAGCGCGAGCAGACAAGCCGCCTGAAATGCTGTCAAATAAACCACTGACGCTGAAACCGCCGCCAGAACCGCCGCCAGCAGAGATACCGCTAAAGACGTTCTGGATAATTCCGCCACCACCCGACGCACCGCCCGTAGCTCCACCAAAGATTGCCTGGAATATTCCCGCGCCGATTGATTGCGGAGAGCCTCCACCGCCGATGCTCCCAAAAAGAGCATTCGCCATTTCAGCAGCGAAGCCGACAGCAATTTGTTTCAGCGCATCTTTCAGCGAAAATGTTGTTCCCGTGATTGCGTTCTCAAAAAGACTCGCCCACGTATCAACAGATTCCTTGTGTGCTTTCTTCTGTTCCTCAAGCCAGCGTTCGTTGACTGGATCAATTGCGTTTTGAATCATCTGCTCGCGGTAAGCATCAGCCGCAGCCGGGTCTATTGTTCCCGCTGCTAAGCCTTCTTTCAACGCTGCTTCAACTGATTCAGCAGTGGCCTTTTCAAGCTCAGACTTCCAGTGTTCAAAACTTACTTGGTCAAGCGCTTTAATAGCGTCATCAATTCCGTCGGCAATAGATTTTTCGTTCGCGGTTTGTTGCAGCTTCTCCCAAGATTTCTTTAATGAATCAATTTCTTCTGCGGTATGCGAAGCGCTTTCTCCGGCCTTAACGATTGGCTTCACCAGCCCTTCGTTTATTTTGCTATTAGCGAGCGCATCAGCTTTTTGTTGGAACTTCGCGAGTTCAGCTTGCGTCTTTGTTAAGTCCTGAATTTCTTTCTCGGCTGCCGCCTTCGCTTGCTCGTAGTAAGCAACTAAGCCTTTCGAAATTAGTGAATTGCTGGCGAATACTCCCGTCGTTTCATCAGCAATTTTTGCGTTATATTCAGCGACGCTTTGCTGTAAAACTCCTAGTCGATTTCCAACTCGGTCTAGGTTCGCTTGGATGTCGTCGCCAAAAAGAGTATTAAAGGCAGTCGCAAACTCGCCCAGAGATTTAACCAAGGCGGGGAGAACAGTTTGTGCGAGCGATAGTAGTATTCTTGAAAACTCCGCCGCATTTTTTCCCAGATTGTCCCAATCGACTTTTCTTATTTCTGTTTCAAGGTTTCGATATCCTACTCGCAGACTCTCGCTGGCATTGATCTGCTTACCCATTTTGTCGTAAGCGTCGGCCCACGCGCTCGTGACCGCCTGTTGTGCGTTCGCGACTGAATCATTTATTGGGGCGAGTCGTTGTGTCGCTGCGCCGAGTTGCTTCATTCCTGCAATTTGCCGAGCTTCTTTCTTCTGCCGGTCGTCGAGACTAATCGCGGCAATATTATTTGCAGCGGCGTAATCTCTATATGCCTGATTGACGTCGATAATTATTCCGATGCTCGCAAGTTGTTTTTCTTTCCCTGAGGCAATCGCGTCCGTCACCATGTTGATTGCGGTAACGGTATCGACTCCGAGCGTGTCAGCTAATCGCCCGCCGAGTTCTGTAATTTGTGAAAAATGTTCGTTAAATTGTGGAATTTGCGCAATCAATCCCCGGTTGGCAATCTGCATCAGGTCAACGGAACTAACCATGCCGAGAAGTGACTTGCTTGCGTCATCGATTTGACTCGCAGAGCCGCCGAGCTTTTTGAATCCTTCCTCAATTGATCCAACTATCTCGCCACGAGCAGCGAGCTTTCCAATCTCGTCACCTAGCTTTTTAAACGAGAGAACTGCCGCGACTGTTGCGCCGACGCCAATCGCTTTGCCAAGCAGATTGCCCGCGGCCATGAATTTATTTTCAAACTTTCCGAGAGTTTTTGTAGCCCCGCCCAAGTCGCCAGCAAGGCGGTCGAAGGTTGCGCGAAGTTCTATGATTAATGAGTCGGCGACTGCGGCCATTTATTTTTTTCCTTTTCTTTCTTCCCTAGCCTTGCGACGTTCTTCTCTAATCTGCTCCACTTTTTGCCTCGGGATAATAACCGTATCGAAAAGCGCCTTCATGTCTGCCGCCGTCATCTGTTTTGGTTCTTCCGCGTCCTCTGGTGGCAAGAAGTCCTCGATCTTAGCCGCCGGGCCTTTGCGCCCAGGGGTACAATTGACGATGGTTGCGCTTATGATAGCAGCCGGGAGCATGGTTGAGCGAGTACGCTTTTGATGCTGTTCGAGTAGGGCAAAGTATTGATGAGGGCTAAGTCGCCAGAATGCTTCGCTGGTTATCCGCAATTCGATAATTGCGAACGCCCAAACTTCCAACCAATCCCAGGTGGATTTGCTTGGGTCGGGTATTAACTTGTCGGGGTCTCCGCGCTTGGCTCTTTTTTTTTGTTAGCATCGAGCGCGAGCAGCTTCATGGCGCGTTCTTGAGCGAATACCAACACGGGCAAAATCTTGTCGGGCATTTCCCCGCAAAGTTCCCCGGCAAACTTGAGCGTCATCTTTGGATCGTCATCTTGAAGTGCGCAGAAAAGCATGGCGCGAATGAATTTTGCATTCGGTCTAGCAAAAACAGAGGCGTCGTAAATAACGTTCACGCCAATCAGTTCTTCTAGCTTGCAAATGCAATTGAAGTCGAACCGCGCCGTCCGTGGCTTGTCCAGTTCGCACTTCAATTCAGGTCGGGCAACGTCTGCGTTCGACATAAATTATTCCTAGGCGCTAGTATCTACAGGGCCAGTGATTTTGACTGATACGGAGCCGCTGATTTTGTCATCCACAACGGCAGATATATCTGGACCGCTGACAACAAAGCCAGCAAACCCATAGACCTGAGCGTTCGGCCAAGTGATTGTGAAGTTAACCGGGTCGTCGTTGTCGCGGGCTGCGTCAATCAGTACTAAGCTCGCGTTGCCTGGAATGCAGTTAAATTCAAAGTCGCAAGTCCCTGAATCACGAAGCGAAGAAATGAATTCGCGATACCCGTCAGTCGAGAGCATGTGCGTGACATCAATCGTTTCACGATTACGGCCTGAAAGTTTAACCGAAGTGATTTCACCGATAAGAGTGAAAGCTTCCGTTCCGGCTGTCCCGCCCGAAGTTGCCGTGACAGTGCGCGCGGTGATAGTGCCCGTTCCGTCGCCAGGAGTTGCGCCGTAATCTGCATCGAAATAAGTATCGAACGTCGAGTTCGTATAGAGATATGCGACAACCATTGCAACGGTCGCAGTAGTTGGAGCCGTTATTGAAACCTCGGTCGCTGTGATTGAAGTTGTGACAAAAGAAGAACCAGAAACAACGACGGTCACGTTACTCCCGTTCCCGGCAGTCCCGGCATCCTTTGCCTTGATTCTGATTTTTGCGGTGCTTGTTCCCCATTCGACTTGGGCTTTAGCCCCTGCACCCACGCCGCCGTCGCCGATTTTCAGTTGAGTGTTAAAACCCGCAATCGCTGTTGAAGTTGTCATTTTTTGGTGCCTTTAAAGTCGAAAATCTTTTCATCCGAAAGAGTATCACAAAACGCCTACCCCGCAAGAGGCTAACTGTTTATGACTAAGCCGAGTTTATCGTGAATCGCCTTTGTGATTGCTGTGAGTATCCCCGGCCTCATGGCTGCGAACGTTGGTTGCATAAAAGATTGAGCAGGCATGTTCACAGTGCCTTGCTCGACCATCCGACCGTAAAAAGCGTCCCATTCTCCGGTATTTGGAGCAGGGGCGGGTACTTTGCCGGTGCCGACCGAGAAACCAATCGTTCCCTCCTGCCGTTTTGCCATCTTCATCTGCATGCTGTCTTTCAAGTGGCCGGTATCTTTGGGCGTTGCCGCTATAACCGCTGTGAGTAGCTCCTTTGCTTGACTGCCGAGAGAGCCTAAAAGAATTCTTTTTTCAATCTTGGGCGCCAGCGCCTTGAGCTTGGCGCGAATCTTGTCTGCGTTTAAAATCCTTGTTCCTGATGTTGGTCCTAATCCTCTTGCCATAACTAAACCGCCTCCGTGGTCCAAACCGAATACTGCTGAATGATGCTTTTCACGTCAATCTGTGGCTCGTATGCTTCAAATTCGCTTTCAAGCAGAACGGCCTGGAACGTTACTGAGTTCAAGTCTCCGATGAAGTCATCAAAGCTAAGCCTCAAGGCGTCACCAATGCTGAGAGCCTCCTTCATCGTCTTAGAAAAAATGCTCGCTTGGACTCTCAGCTTCACAAGCCCGGAAGCGCCGTTCATAGCGTGGTGCCGAGTGGAGGCGATTCGATAAAACACAATAAAGGGCATGACTGGCTGCTCAGGGGCGCGAGATAGATAGATCCGAGTTGACACCAGTGCAGCAACGGCGCTGTCTGCCAAGGCTCGATTAATAAGTGCTGCCTCTGCTGAAATTGTCATGACGCCCACGCTCCTGAGTCAACGGCTTCTGCGGTTACATCAAGGAATTCACGCCGCCGAATCTCCGCGATTCCGACTATGCGATAATATTTAGAATCAAAACTTAGTCGCATCGTTTCAACAACTCCCGTCCGGTAACGAATGCGAAAAACCGACATTCGTTCTGGCCGTAGCCCACCGGCGGAGAATTGTTCAACTTGTTTTAGTGGCATGACGGAAGCCCAGGCGGTGAAGGATGTGGACCAGCCTTGAACTGGTTCGTTAAAATCGTTCTTCGTTTCCGTAAGAGTTTGAAACGCGACACGCCTATCGAGTAGCCCGATGCTAGTCATGGCGTTTAGAACTCCTTGAGTCTATAAGGGGCGAGAAGCATGGTGGCGGTCATTGGAATTTCAGTTACGATATTGCCAATATTGACTGTCTCGCGGTGGTTGTACCAGTGAGCAATCATTTCGAGCATGGCGGTTTTGATTGGTGCTGGAACTGTTGAAGCTGCTCCGTAACCGGCAACGAAAGTGACTTCAATCGCTTTTGGTCTGCCAAGATCCAATGTAGGCCAAACTTCGCCCGGTCGGAGAACGACTAAAGCTGGCTCGGATGCAAAGTCTGTGAAGTATTTCGATGAGTCGAGGGTCGTAAGCGTACCATCGACATCGTAATATTTAACATGAGTGACGCTGCTCGCCTTTCCTTGGCAAAGTTGAAGCGCGGCACCGGAAGGCCAATCATCAAGAACAAGTTTCAGCGTGGTGTTGACTAGAGTTCGGTAGCAAATTTCTTCAACGTATTCCCGCGCCGATTGGATGAGAATAGTCACCAGCGCGTCGTCATCAGATACTTCAATTTTCGCCCAAAGTTTTGCCTCGACTGCCGTGAGTGGCTCCGTGGCGGGCGCGGTGACTACGGTATAGGTTCGGTAAGTCATTTTGAGAATGCGCGAGAGGCTGAAAAGCTCAACCCCTCGCGCGCCTAACTTAAAAACAATTAAGCAATCGCAGTCGGAAGAACGGCTCCGGCATATCGAGCGCCGAACAGAACAATATCAACAACACCGTTGACGGGGTCGTTTGCTGCTTCTGTGCATACCATCTTCACGAAAGGATAACCGGCTGGAAGATCCTCCGCCTTGACTTCAATCAGATAAATTCTGTCAGTCGCGGGCGTAGTGTCAAATCCAGCAGCAGTCGCATCAGTGATTGCTCCATGCAAGTCGCCGAGAGCACCGGCACCAGCAGCGCCAACCGAATAACGGAAAGCGATTGCCGATGTAGCCGAAGCTGAGACATCAGAGCAAGCCAATACCGTCAAAGTTGCTTTCCCGGTTGTTCCACCTTCTTGGTGGACCATGAAAATCAACTTGTCGTAGTCGGCCATCGAAACGATGTCTGTTGACGGGTTGGTGTTCCAACGGTCAGCAGCGGGAGCAAGTCCTTTTACGAATTTGCAGGTTTGAATAAGTGAGTCCATTTTTTCTTCTCCAAAATTTCAAAAGTTTTCTTCTTAAAAGTGAGAGCCGTATCGCTACGGCCCCCACTATTTTAATCACTACGGACGAGTTGCCAGAGTGACGAACGGCGAAACAGTGTTGCTTCCCTTGTAAGGAGTCAACGTGGTGTTCCAGATTGGTTGTCCGTCCACGCGATACGTGAAGCGGAAAACTTGTTCGTCGTACAAGAACCGAACGTGAACCGACGAGGCTGCTTCTGGCGAACCTTTGTCAATCATCACGTACTCGTTCAAGTCAACTAGCTTAATGTCGCCCTTAGTTCCCATTGTCTCGCAGTGTTCTACCGGGATTACTGGTCGGCCGAACAATTGATCCAAAGGCTGATTCGCGAACGAACCGGCAGGGAAGTAGCAACCCAAGTCGCCAAGCGTTAGCAGGTGTAACTGTGGTTCGACATCTTGGTTGATGAGCCAAACTGCGTTCGACCGTGAGCGAACCCACAGGCGCGAGCGCATATTGACAATGTTTTCCTTGATGACACCGGCTCCTGATTGGCTCGATTCTTTTGCAACCGAAACCTCACAAGGATGGCCGTGAAATCCTCGTGGTTGGCCTACGCCAGTTCCGCGGAAAATCACATCGTCCAGCACGAAAGAGAATTCTTCAATGAATCCTTCTTCGATTACGGATTGAAGCAACGGAGCATCTGCCAGCATTTCGTCAGTCGCGTAGCACAAGCCCATGAGCTTATGAACTTGCAACGAGATTTGTCGCAGTTTTGGTTTGCTCGGCGTAACGGTTCCACCTTCGCCGACCCAGTAGGTAGTGATTCCGCCTAAGCGAGAGCCAGTTGCACGGCTGGTTTCGTCGATTGCGTTGATCTTGGTTCCAGTTTTGTCAGCACCAAGAGGAATGCGTCGAACGCGCGAAGCAAGAATTCCTCGCTCGTAAGTTCGCTTCAAAAGTCCTGCGGTGAAGTCTGTTTGAACCAAGAACCCGCCATCTGACGGATTGGTTTCACCCATTCCAGTAATGGAACGAACGTCAATGAGGCGCTTGTCCACTGGCATTCCAGGTGTTGCTGCTGCCGCTACTGCGCGAAGCTGCTCACCGAAAGTTTTCCAAGGACCTTTGCTCTTTTGTTCGCCCGAAGTAGCCGCGCCGCCGCGAGTTTCCTTCTCGACTTCACCGGCTGGTTCGACTTCTACGTCAGAAGCAAGTTGGCGGGATTCTTCTTCCATGCCATCCAGCTTTTCTTGACGCTCGATTCGAGCCTTAATTCCGTTGAATTCAGCTTCCATCCCTTCGAAATCTTTGTTTTCGTCGGTGTTGAAGTCTCTTTTTTCAGCATCTGCCTTGTCAGTCAGAGCTTGCATTTTGTTGTAAAGCACACCGCGTTGCTCGCGAAGGGCTTTAAGTTTTGCGCTTGCCATGTTGAATCATCCAAAAAAATATAGGTTTATGAGCAGAATTCGACAGAATTCAAGCCGAAGCGTTCAGACCGTCGATAGACGGGGCGCAAGTGGCGGCAACTCAAAGGGTACTCGCGACGAAGTTTGCTCGCAAGTGGTTTAATTTTTGTTGACCCGGAGCATTCTCTTTGCTGACTCGGTTGCCAGGTGCAGCGCGAGTCTTTCCTCGCCATCTTTTGCCGCATCTTCTAGTCCTCGAACCGAAGCCGATGTGTCTTTATAAGCGGGCCAAGCTACTAAGGAAACTTCAAAAAGTTCAGCCTCTAAAATCTCGCGGTAGTTTTTCCCGCCTTTCATGCTCCATCGGTCAGTAACAACTCGAAAACCGATGCTCATTCCATCGACCACGCCTGACTTTACCCACTCAAGAGCCTTCTCGCCGTCAGTAGTGCTGATTGGAGTAAGCGACATCCGAACGCCTTTGTCATCTTCCGTCAGAGTTAAATTCCCCGCCTTAGTGCGCCCGACAATCGCTTCTGGGTTGTGGCCAAGTAGCGCCCGCACGTCGGGAAGCTGCTTGAGGCTCTTAGTGAACGCACCTTGACGAATTACTTCTGTGAAATAGCCCAGATTTTCGCTGTCCTTGTCATACACAGCCGCGTATCCAGTGATTTGCTTCGGCTCGCCTTCGGCTCTTTGCTCGACTTGTAAGCCATGAAGGACTCGAAATTCAGTTTTATCGTTTTTCATTTTACTACTCCAAAGAAATTAGTTCTTGAATTGATGCTGTTCTCTGCCCCGGCAGCGCGGCGTTATCAGAGAAAACCAGCCTTAATTGCGTTAATCTTTCAACCACACAGCGATTGAGCGCCTCTGTGTGGTTGAACTTTATGCCGAGATGGTCCGACAGGAAAGCTACTTGCTCAAATAAAGCTCTGAGGTTGTTTCTCAAGAAGCTGTCGTGCGCCGAAATAAACTCACTGAACGCCGCAGCCGGGTCAGGCTTTGAGCGAATGCTTTCAATTGCCTTTCCTTCTTTCGTGGAGATGTGAACAACTCTGTCAGCGAAAAGATTCTCAAACGCCTTTGAGATTACTTGTCGGACTTGTTCTTTGGTATCATCTGCAGGTGCTTTTGCGGGGTCGGCTTTATCTCCGCCGACCGGCGACGACGGCCCTTGGTCTTTTGCGTGTTCGAGGTTCATCATATTTGAAGGCACGATATAGATTTTACCCTGTTCACTGCCTAATGGCGCAAGATTTTCCTTCGCTCGCCACTCGTCGGCGTTGATTACGCCATTGAGTCGCATTACCTGAAAGCCTTCTTGCCGAGTTTTAAAGTCGCCGCGGAGCAACCCTTCGAGCAAAAATTCCGCAAAGTATTTGTCTCGTTCTACTTCCTCAAAAAGCCTTAAGTGAATTGCTTGCTCAACTCGCTCGCACAGGGGAACGATTGTGTGCTTTCCGAACGCTAAATCCTGATGCTCAATGTTTGTGAAGGTGGCTCGCTCCAAGTCTTGAATCATGTGCGGAGGTACGCCGCAAAGGCCGCAAATTTCAACGCGAGAATATTTTCGGTTCTCGATATGTTGCGCGTCGAGATTTGACATGCTGATGGCGGTGAACTTCATTCCATCTTCAAGGATGGCAACCCGGTGAGCGTTCTCAACGCCTTGATGAAGATTAGCCCAGGACTCTTTCAGTTTGTTGTACGCTTTGTCGCCGAGCTTTTGAGGATGTTCAAGAGCGCCGGAAGGACTTGCGTTGTTCTCAAAGAAGCGAATCGAAAACTCTTCCAAGCAATGAGAAAATGGAATCACGTTCGCCGCGTAAGTAATAGGGCTGACGCCCTCCACTCCGTTTAGCGAAATGAATTTCACATGGAAAATTTCTTCGGCATCAAACACTCGCAAGGCGCCTGATGATGTTCTGAACGTGTAGACGGTTGCTCCGTTGTCTCGCAGCATTGGTTTCATGCGAGCAGGGTCTAGCGGCATCAGAAAACTCAGTGAGCCGCCTTTGTTTCTAACCTTTTGCGCGTAGAAATTTCCTCGCATAAACAAGTGAAACATCAGCATTTCGCGAAACTCAAAACTGGTAAGCCACGGGGCCGGGCTGTCGTGTAGCATTCTATAGAGTGGATGATCTGTCGCCTTGGTCCGAACTGCTGAGTCGGCGCTTTTTTCGTACACGTTAAGAGGGAGCGCGGCAAAGGTTTTTGCTAAAACCTGAACGCAACTAACGAAGGTTGAGCAAGCGAGCATCGACTCCGGTGTGGTGGTTCTGCTCCTGCCGAGAAGATTTAAAATTGGAGAGTACCACCTGTCGTCGGCTGGATTTGGGGTCGCGGGAGTGTCGCGTCGTAGGAATTTAGGCAGTAATCTCATCGGATGCCCTGTGCATACTTTTGAAAGTTGTGGCAAGTGGGATTGTAAAGGCTAAGCCGCGGTTCGTCTATACACTCCTTATGCCCCGAGTTTCGTACGCGCCCTCTTTTTGGAGTAGCGCGCGACCGAGCGCGTTGATATAAGCGGCCACGCCGTCAATCTTTTCCCTGGATTTCTTCTTGCAAGGGCGCAGATTTCCATTCGAATCCTGCCTGACAGCCAGGTTTTTCACCATCCAACGGAACACCGGGTCGCCGTTCTGCTCAAGTTCGCGGGATAGGACCAGCCCTTCGAACTCTTTCGTCGGCGCATTTAGTGACTGAATGCTTTGAACCCAGAACTCAACATCAAGCCCCGCGTCCTGCATGAGGGTAACTAAGTGCGTGGCGTTCCACTTGTCGCCGCTGTGTTTGAGGATTTCAAATTTATTGTTTAGCTCAAGCATTTTGTTGAGAACAGTTCCATAGTTCACGCGAGCGCCAGGTGTCTTGAGAATGAATCCCGCCTTCTCCCATTGAGCGTATGGAATTCTTTTTTCCTTTCGTCGCTCGATGGCATCTTCCGGCACAAAGAAATAGTTTAGCTGTCGCCACTTGGGTTGATTCTCCTGAGGTGGAAACAGAAGCACAAGCGCCGTAATGTCCTGCGTACTCGACAAGTCGAAGCCGAGATAACATTTTCGTGCGAGCATTTCTTCTTCTGTGTAAGGCACTTTGCATTCGTCCCATCTTTCAATCGGAAGCCAGCGAGAGTCTTGTTCAGTCCAAAGGTTTAAGTGAAGTCGCTTGAAAGTATTTTCTAGGGCAGGATTCTTTTTTGCTTTCTCGCATTCGGAGCGCAGCCAATCAATACGAACTGAAACGCCTAAGTTCGGGTTCGCTTTGGCCCAAACTTTCTCGTCCATCCAGTCATCTTCCGGCCCTGCTGCAAAAATTACTCCGAGATGTGATGGATCTTCAACTCGCCCCGCGTTCACTTCCTCAGTCCACTCGTGCATTTCGTAGCAGAGAGAGTTTCTGTCAAAGCCCGCGGTGGTTAGATAAATCTCTACGGGTTGAGTTCTGGTTCCCATTGAAGTTCGGAGAGCGTCGTAAACTTCACGCGAGTCCCACTCATGCACCTCGTCACCGACTAGAGCAGAAAGATTCTTTCCGTGTTTTCCTTTCTTGGCTCCACTCAGCAAATTAAATCTGCTCGCCGTCTTGTGAACCGCCATGCTCTTTCGGAATGTGCTGATGCGCCCCGATAGTTTTGGATTCGCTTCAACCATCCCGCTCGCAATGTCGAACACGGACTCTTTCGCCTGTTCCTCGTTCATGGCGTAACAAACCACCCGGGCGCCCTTCTCACGGTCGGCGTCAAGTAGGTAAAGAGAAAGCCCGGCAGCGAGAATCGACTTCCCGTTTTTCCTTGGGACTTCCAAATACAGCGTTCGATATTTTCGATACCCGGTTACCCGATGCCGCCAGCCGAAGAACCGACGGAGTATCCTGCGCTGCCATCTTTCGAGTGTGAAAGGCTTCCCGGCAAGCTCACCAAGTTGGTGCGTCAGTTCCTTGTTAAAGAACCGCACCACGCGGGCAGCTTCGTCACGGTCGAAGAAATAATTTGCAAACTCTTTTCTACGCGCCGTAAGGGTCATCGTCTTCCCCTTGCGGTGGGGTGTCGCCCCGCACGAGGCCTATCATTCTCGCCCTGGCGGAAGGAGTCATGCCGAACTGAGCCTCTAGTCTGCTGAGTTGAAGCGCCAATTGGTTTCTCATGCTCACGTAGGGGTTAGGCATCATATACTTTACTTTACCGGCTTCGTCTTTGATTGATATTACAAACACTCCTTTAATCTTGTCATCCATTTCTCGGTACTCGCAAACGAATTTCACGTACCGATAAAAGGGTTCAAGGTCAATCGTGGTCAGTAAGCCGAGCGGGACAAGTTCTTTCGTGAGAGCGTCCCAAACTTTTCCCCTTTGCTCGGTCAGGTCTGCAGGTGGTTCGTAGCTGGCCAGAA